AATACGCATATACTCGGTTATAATCGGATATTTTGATTGTATCGTGAACCTCATCTATTTTAACGATTGTGTCTAAAACTACAAAAGGGATGCTTTCACCCCTCTTATATTTTACTATGTTTTTAACTTCTACAATAGTGTCGTACTTCGTTATTACTATCGGCTTTGTTTCTTTTTTTGGCTCAAGAACCAACACTAAAACCGCTATTATTAATATGGCAGTTATTATGTCCCTCATCGGTCTTGTTTGTTTTGCAATGCAATAGAAAGTTTATTTATTTGGTCAAGTATATGGTCTAGCTTTTTATAGATTTGGTCATCTTGCTTTTCAACCATACTTACACGGATTTCTAATTCTTTTAGTTTAAGACTTATCTTAACATAAATTCCGATTAGTCCTATGACAATAACTATTGCCTGACCAATAATAAATAAAGTTGCATTCATTACAATTCTTCTTCTATTTCTTTAATAAATTCAATTCCGCTGGTCCACTCCTCAAGGAATGTAAAATCTTGTAACCCATCAGGATTAACCACTTCAATAGGAGTAAACTCAAACTCCTTCTCCCCTAGTTCTTTAACTTGAGCAGTTAGTTTCTTAATGTTCTCTTTAGTAAACTTGTAACCACCTTTTTCATCCAATAATAAAATGTCATTAGAATCGGTTGATGCGTTATCAAGGCGGAGTTCTTCAACTTGGGCTTGATAGCTTTCGTGGTGGGATTTGACTTTTTCATAAATCTTTACGAGTTTTTTTTGTGTCTTACTTTCGGAATTTCCAATAACCGCATTAATTGATGCGACTAGGGTGTTTAGTTGTTGATACTTTTTCATTGTGTTGGTTTATGCGTAAATAAATGATGTTCTATTCACTTTTGGGTTGTTTAAAAATCTTGATATTGTAACATAGTGATATTTAGTTGTTTTTGCAGCTTCCATAATAGAATCATAAAATATACCTGTTTGAGTATTTAATATTATTTTACTTCTATTAAAGGCATTTTTTTGTACATCAGTATATGTTCTTAATCCTGTTTTATATGCGTGTTTAGTATTCTCTCTACGAGTACACCATTCAAGATTTTCAATTCTATTATCGTGTTTAATTCCGTTAATATGATTGACTTCTTTTTTATTATCTATATTTTCAATAAATGTAATAGCAACCAATCTATGTATAGTCTTTGATACGGAATTTAAATTCACATATTCATATCCTAATCTATTTAAATTTGATTTTAAAAACCTATTATTAATATGACTCCATACCTTACCATCTTCGGTAATGCTATAATTGGGATAATTAGGAATTGGCTTCATTTGATTGATTTTTTACAAATATAGTTAATTGTTATAGGTTTTCTATCTCTTGTTTTACTTCATCCCAATATTCTAATTCCATTTCGTGCATATTCCTTCTTAATGTTACTATATGCTTTAAATCTAATATCTCATCTACTGCTATTAATGCACATTGTTTAGCATCTTGTTTGTTCTCTTCCATTTTACCATTAGAATAATGTGTAACACATACAACAGTATATTGATTAAACTTATTTATTAATTCAAATGCCTTTTCTTTTGGTGTCATAATATTGGTTTTGCCAAAATTAGTACTATTCGGTTACTTCAGCAACTACTTCAGGCACTATTGGTTCAGGCACAGGCGGAACATAATCCCCTATGATTGTAAGATTAAGTTGACTAGAAGATGCAGCCCAATCCCAAGCATACTCATCATCATTACCCCAACCTGCGTAGGATTCCCCACTCATTGTTAAGTTACCTTGTGCTACATTAGCTAAATCACTATCTAATAACGAATAGTAAAACGATGCAGATGAACCTAGCACCCCACCGATAGGGTACATATTAAAGATTGTTGCCGTTACTGATTTTCCGTTTATCCAACTTTGGATAGGAGAAATTTGTTTCATTTTATTTTATTTTAATTTTTAACAATAATCATAAGTAATTCCACTAACAACACCTGCTGCACTAATTGTTAATCTAGTTATAGTTGCAGAAGGATATGCAATATCAAGTGTTGCTCTTTGAGTTCCACCGCCATTATATAAAGTTGTTTGTGCAGCGTTTGTGTAAGCTAAAGTTAATGTTGGATTTAAGTAAACTGTTGCTACAAAAGAACCCCAATTACAAGCACCTGTTGTAGTAAGTAAATCAATCTTTACTCCTATATCATTTTTAACTAATATTTGTAAACTTGTTTTAGCAGTATCAATTAAGTAAATTCCATAAGCACTTGTAAAAACATAATTAGCTTCATAATAAGCCCTTGTTATTAATTGAAGCGAATCAGCAGGTTGTGAACAACCATCACACCAAGGATAACCACCATTGGTATTTAAGTTCCAAAAGTCATTCATTGCCGTTCTAGTTATGCCTTGATTTAAAGCCGTACCTGCCCAAGTTGTAGCCATATTAATTCATTTTAGCTTTTAGTTCTTTAATCTCCTGTTCCAAAGCGTATATTTTAGCAGTATGCACCTCACGATAAGATAGGCTTAACATATCATCACTACCTTTTGAAACCGCACTATCTAATATCCCAACCAAATCTTGAGCATAATAACCTAATTCAACCTTCCCGTTTTTAGTGTAAAGTTTAGGAGTTATTGATGCAATGCCTTTTGTTTGGTAGTTATCTTGGATGAGTGTTTTTAATCTGCTATCGGAACTTTCAAAGAATGATGTTGCGGTAACACTAGTACTAAAAATTGCATTATTATTACTTTTATTTATATAAAATGCTTGTGATGAAGTACCTCTATTATAAAGAGCAAAATTTTGAGTTCCATCTCCAACTTGTGTACCTAAATCCCAATCATTAGAACCATTATTTTGAAAGTAAATTTGTGCATTACCATTTGATTTATTAAGTAGTAAAGCACCATTGCTTAAAGTTAAATTACTTGTAAACCTTCCTGTACCATTAACATCTAGCTTGTAGCCATTGTCGGTAAATGTTCCACCTGTTTGTATAAGAACATTACCACCTGAAAAAATACGCATATTTTCGGAAGCTGATGCACCTGATTCAAAAGCCACATCAGCAAAACTACCATATACTATTTTTGCACTATTCGCATATATAAAACCCCATCTTGTAGCAGTACCATTTGTAAAGTTAACGGCAATACTTGAAGAACCCGATTTGCCTAATGTTAGTAAATCACTTACGGCTGTTGATGTACCTAAAGTGCTTGTTCCTACTAATAACTCACCTGCTGCCGTTAAGGTCATTGCTTGGGTAAAGGTTATAGCGTTACCTGCCGTTCCTGAAGGAGCATTGAACCAAGCAAATACACCACCACTTGTTTGTTGAAATAATGATGCGTAATTTGTTGAAATATATCTATAATCAGTTCCATCAAAATAAGCATTTTTGCCTGTGCCTAATGCACTTATAGAAAAATTGCTAGTAAACTGCATTGCAGGGAATCCACTCCACGCACTCGGTGTAACTCCTAATCCTAAATTTCTATTGGAATCAATAGTTAATGCAACTGTATCATTAGTAAAAAATTGCATTTGGCTACTACTATTATATCCAATGTAGCCACTTTGTGCATTTGTTGCTCCATTGTATGCTAATTGTAAATAAGTAGTTGTTCCACTTGCACCTTGTAACTTAAGAACTGTTCCAACTCCAGAAGCACCTAAAATATCTAATGTTCTTGTTGGAGATGGTTGATTTATTCCAACACTTGTTCCATTATCAAATATTTGACTATTTCCTATTGTACTTGCACCTGTAAATTTAGGTAGGTAGTTGGTAGTAGGTGAACCACTTGTTGTAACTGTTCCTGTTGGAATAGCTTGAGTTGATAATACCCCTGTTGAATCAGCAACAACCATTCTGCTTCCTGTACCTGCTAAATTATATAATGTAACTATTCCTGTATTGCCAATCCTCATTACATTAGTAAATGTTAAATCACCTGTACCCCCACTAAAAAGTGGTGCAGTATACCAAGTATGTTCACCTGCTGATTGTTCATACATAGTAGCATAACCTGATTCAATATACTTATATCCTGCACTTGAATTAATATAAAAATTAGTTGATAAATATACCCTTGTCTCAAATCCTGTTAAATTCCCTGTTCTAGAAAGTTGTATTGTCTTAAATGCACTATTCCATCCACTATTTGGAGTAACTCCTATTCCTATATTATCATTAAATATTTTAACACCTGCAAATGTCTGCGTTCCTGTTGTTACTAATCCTCTATTAGTAGCTGATGCAGATGGGATATTTAAAGTAATCACAGGTGTTGTAGTACTATTAGCAACTGTGCTTGATACATCCGTTCCACTTGTTCCTATTGTTAAAGCAGCTACGCTTGTAACTGTTCCCCCACTTGAAGGTGAAGTATTTGTTATAGTAAAGTTTGGATAAGTTCCTGTTACACTAATTCCTGTACTTGCAGTTAAAGCAACCACTTGGTCAGGAGCAGAGTTTGTTATAACACCTGTTGTATTGTTATAACTTATTCCTGTACTTGCTGATAATGCCAACCTTGCTCTTACATCCGTAAAGTAAAGATTACCACTTTCAGTAACTTGTGCAGTTGTATAATCACCACTTGTTGCAACTACCGCTCCTGTTCTACCGAATACCGAAGTAACAGGATAAGATATGTCGCTAGTTAAAGCTAATGTTCCTGTTCCGTTTGGTAAAGTAACTGTCCTATTTACACTTAATGTTGGCGGTTGTAATGTTAAGAAAAACCCTGAATTAGCAAAAGTAATATTACTTGTTGTAGTTAAACTTGATGTAAAATTTGCAGCACCACTAAATGTTTTAGCACCTGCTATCGTTTGAGTTCCTGTTGTAATCAACCCCCTTGCAGTTGCACTCGCATCAGGAATGTTAAAAGTATGCGTAGCAGTTGTACTTGAAATATTAAAATCCGTTCCACTCGTTCCTGTTTGAAAGTATTGCACTTGAGCAGTCAAACCATTCAATGCAGTAATACCTGTACTAAATGTTGTTATAATTTGACATAAATGACCATCTTGAGTATGAATAGTTGTAGTCTTACCACCGCTATTCGTAGCGTATAATTTAACCGCTAATCTATCCGTTAAAGTTAAAGTTGTTGCTGGAACTGCCATTGCAAAAGTGTACAAATTCAAAGCAGTACCATCGTATAAAATCTCATTGCTACTTGTAGAAATCAAAGTAAAAGTCGTTCCATCGTACTTGTATAATTCAGCGTACATCTGCGGAGTACCACCATTAGAACTCATTTGTGCATAAATCTCATAGTTCCAATTTCCTGCTGGTATGTTTAATTGTGCAGGGTCGTTAGCATCCGTTAAGAAAGCTACTATAAAACCATCTCCTGATTTAGCGAAATCAACCCCTGTTCCTATCACCGCAGTTTTACTCATTTCGTAATAAGTAGTACCACCAATAGTGCCTTGACTTGTTCCTCCGTTAAGATAATACGAAACCGATGAACCGCCACCACCACTTGAAGGGAAATCTGCTAAAGTACCATCTCCCCTGATATATTGTGAAGCAACACCTGCTCCTGTTACTGCAATCGTTCCATTTGCCGTTAAAGGGCTATTTGCGACACTAAAAGCACTCGGCATAGATAAACCTATGGAAGTGATTAAAGTAGGAAAGGTTGTCAAGTTTCCTGCTCCGTTTACATATTGAAGATTAGTTCCGTTGAATCCTATGTTAATCGTTCCGCTTGTAGTAATTGGTGAGCCTGTGATATTTAAAGAATCTCCGCTTTCAGTAATCGCCACACTTGTAACTGTTCCTGTCGCACCTGAAGCCCTCTGCCAAATTGAACCTGAATAAATGGCTTGGTCTCCGTTGAAAAATGTAATCGGACCAGCCCCAAAATTAAAGGCAGTTCCGCCAACCGCTGCACCTTCAACTAAATATACATCCCCTTGATTTCCTGTGCCATTTACAAGAGTCGGTGTATTTGTAGAAATATTCCAAGTACCCTTGTACTCCATTACGGAATTAGGTAATTGACTTACTAATATCTTACCATTTACATCAAGTCTTGGCACACCATTTGCAACATCAAATCCTAATGAAGTCAATACCCCACTTGTTCCAATAATTACATCTTGTAAATTCCTCACTTTCGCACCTGCTGAAACAACTATTTGATTTGCCATCTTATATTAATTTATAACTAAATTATTGAAATAATGCCCTAATAAACTCCCCACTTTCTAAAACCCTTCCAAATGTCAATACCCCTGTTGTACTATTCCACTTCACTTGCTCATCTACTGCCGTTCCTGTCGTTAAAATATCTTGAACATCTATACCACCACGAGAAACATAAAGACAAGCCTTGCCTATCATATCGCCATAAGTGATTGTAGTTTCTCCACCTGCTGCCGTTGTTCCCTTTGTGTAAACTGCACCTCCAGCAACAATTACAACCCCTTCAGGATTGATTTCCGTTCCTGTTGTAGCATAAGCACCTGTACCCTGTAACGATACACTATACGTTGCTATGTCTTTATAAGGTGCGTTAATTTGTAAACTTGTTAAATTACAATCCCCACTAATAACTACCAACCCATCAACTCCGTTATCAATAACAAACTTTACTAAAATTGTAGTCCTATCTTGTTGTTGCTCAAGTAAAAATAAATAGCCATAACCATCCAAAGTTATAAGAC